GTAAGTAGACCTGGTACGTTAGTATTAAATAATGTTACAAATATATCTTGGGGTTTTCATAATGAAAAAGGTGAGTCTATATTTGATAAAGAATTTTCAGAAGAGTTATCTGAAGAAGATTTAAGTTATTACGTTAGTGCAATTGTTAAAAAAGATGCTTCTGAAAAAAGAATTGAAGAATTTAAAAATGAAATAAGAAAAGTTAAAACAATTGATTCTTTAACTGCAATATTAAATGCTTTTGTGGATATTGCAAAAGACCCATATATTGCTAAAGGTAACTGGACAACATCTACTACAAATGTAGGAAATATGTTACTTAGATTAGGTGCCCATCCATTATATGTTGTAAACTTTTTAGCAAACGATGTTATTACACAATATGTTAATTTTCAAAAATCTAAAGAAGGTTTAACTGAAAATGAACCTGGTGACATGTTTGAAGCTTTTAAATCTGAGTTAGTTGTAAACAATTTAAACTCTTTTGCTAAAAAAAATAATTATAAATTTGATTTAGGAGCTTTTTATAAAAATTCATTTGAAAAATTAAATATTGAAGAACGTATAAATAGTTTGGATAATAAATTAAATAAAGGTTATATTTCAAAACAAGAATACGATGAACAACTTGTTAAAATAAATAATGAATTTGAAAAAACTTTAAAAGGTTTAAATAATAAATTAAAAATTGAAGAAGAAGATTTACAAAAAGTTCGTAAATCTATTATAGAAATACATGATGCTGTGTTTAATCATAAAAAATTAAATATTTTTGATAGAACTACTTTTCAATATAACAAATTCAAATTAGATTTAAAGTTTTTTAGAAATCAAAATAAAATTAAAAATAAAAATGAAGATGCTTTAATGTTTCAAATTAATTTATTAGAAACATTTAAAGAGTTAGTTGAATATTCTAAAAATCTTGGTGAAACAGTTAAACTATCTAAAATTGATACTGACGGATTTGGTAAAGATCATAATGAACTATTTGGCATATTTAATTTATATGAACAAGTTATTGATAAAGAATTAAACAATAATAAAGGAGCTATAAGAGGTTTTAATACTAAATTAAACAATACTACTCTTGGAGTATATTGGAATCAATTAGAATGGGTTAAAAACGTTGTAGAAGCAAATCCTTTATTATTTCCTTCAGGAATGTCACAAGTTAAAAATATGTTTAATGAAATATCTAACGATTTATATGATAAGTCTGCAACAGATTCAGAAATGTTAACAGATTTAAGTAAACATTATAATAGTTATTTAATGAATAAGTTTTTTAACTTAACTGCTGAACAATCTAAAGAATTGTTAAATAATTTACCTAAACGTTTAGAGACTTTTAAAAATGAAGTTGGAGAAAAATATTTTATGTTAAATGAGTTAAATGTTAAAACTTATAAAAACAATAAATATGATGATTCAATTCAAATGAATAATAGAAAAAAATCTAAGTCTTATGATAAGTTATTTACTAATTCATGGAAAGATTTATTTATAGATAATCCTATATTAGCTGAAGATTTAGTTAAATATAGTTTTATTACTTCAGGATTTCAAATGAATACTAATCAATTTTTCACATTTATTCCTTCTGAATATTTTAGTCAAAATAATATTAATCGTGAAATTCAAAAAATATCTAAAGAAAATAATTATGATTTTATAGATAAATTTTATATGAATAATTTAGCTAATAAAAAATATGTTAAATCTGTACGTGAACAAAATGTTTATAATTTAGAAGAGGATTTATCTACTTTTACTTTGAAAAAAGATGGTAATGCTAAAAGATATTTAGAATTAAGTATACCTAGAAGTAAAGAAGCTGACCCATTAGTTAAACAAGAAAAATATTATTATAAATTAATTGGTTATAATACAGAAGGTCAAGGAATGTATTCACGAATTAAAGATACTACTAATAAATTAAATGATAAATCTTTAATTACTTATACAGATTTTCAAGAAGTTAAACCTGAAGTTAAACCTGTATTAGATGTTCAAACACCACAAGTTACTGAATTTGTACCAACAGATATTTATGATGAAATATCAGCAGAAGATTTGTTAGCAACTATTCAATATGGTGGAGAATCAATGTATGTAGAACCTATTACTAAATCTGTAGAAACAACTGAAAATGTTGAAACTGAAACAGTTAATAATCAATCTCAAATAAAATTTGAAGAAGAACAAACAAGTGGTTATAAAAACAGAACTATTAAAAACGCTTCGGCTGATGTTACTATTGCAATAGCTGTTGATTTTAATACTGCAGGTGAAAAATTAACTAAATCTTCAGTATTAAATCAAAATAAATTATATTTACCTGTATCAACAGATATTTTTAGTTCTGCAAATGAAGTAACAATGATGGCTGGAAAATTAGTTTCTGAAATAATTAAAATTAATAAAAAAGAAATATCTTTAAATATTGCAGGTAATGGAATATATAGTTTAAAAAATACTTTTCCAGGTGGTCAAAGTTCTGTAGATAATTTTACTTTAGAATTATTAACTGATGTAAATAATAGATTAAAAGAAAAGGGAATTAAAATTATTTTACTTAGAAGTGGTGGTCAAACAGGATTTGATGAAGCTGGTACAAAAGCAGGTATTAAATTAGGTTTGTCTACATTAACTTTAGCTCCTAAAGGTTGGACATTTAGAAATGAACAAGGTCAAGATATTTCTGATGAACAGCAATTTAAAGCTAGATTTGGTAATTTTAATCAACCTCAACAACAAGATTTATTTTCATCAGCAGCAACTAATTTTGAACAAATTAAAGAAGAATGGTTAAATAGTGGTAGAACTGAAGAAGATTGGAATAATATGACACAAGAAGAAAGAATTAACGAAATAAATTGTTTATAATATGGCATGTATTAACCGTAAACATCCAGAGGTCCTTGTAATTGCAGGAGAATTAAATATTTCTCCTGCTGTTGCAGCGGCTAAAATAGCCGTTTGGCAAACTAAAAATAATGTAGAAGATAGATTTCCTACTGTTGATGAATTAAATCAATCTAATGAAACAATTATTAATAATAATGAAAATACTTCTACTATTTTATTTAATAAACAACAAACTTTTGAAGAAAAATTACAACCATTTGTAAATGAAAATGGTAAATCTATATTTGAAGAGAAAACACCTATAAATAATAAAATTACATTATTAGATTTAAATAAAGAATTATTGTTTAACAATGGTGATTTAAATAAATCATATACATCTAAAGAAGTTTTACAAAATATAATTAATTCTAATTTAAATTTTACAGATGCTACAACTAACTTAATATTTAAAGCAATGACTTTATTAGAACGTTCTAATAGTCGTGTTAAAATTATTAGTCAAGAAAGATTCGATAAAATGTTAGAAGGTTCTGAAGGTGATGGTACAGCTATTATGGCTTACAATTATGATTTAGGAAGTGTTATTTATATGACTGAAAGTTCATTAGCTAATTTTAACAGTAATGATATTATTTCTTCATTTATGCATGAAGTAGCTCATGAATTAACTATTAAAGCTATATTAGATCCTCAAACACCTGCTGAAATAGAATTTAGTAAATTGGTACATAAAGCTTTTGAACAATATAAATATTTAGGAGAACGTAATTTTAGTAAAAGTTATGGTTTTATAAATGTTAAAGAATTTGTTGCTGAATTATATTCTAATGAAGAATTTCAAAAAGAAATTATTAAATTAGATAAATCATTATGGCAAAAGTTTAAAGATTTTTTTAGAAGATTATTAAGTTTACCTAAAACTTTAGCAAATGAAGAATTAATTGATAGTATATTACTTATTCAAAAAGTTGAAAAACATGTAGAACAAGTTGGTCAAACTTATACATTTAGAAATGATTATAGTAATTCGTTTAATACTGTAATGTTTAAAAAAACTGATCCAAAAAATCTTAAATTAGATACTTTAGAAAAGAAACTACAATATACAATTAATTTATCTAAAGATAGAATCAGTCAGTTAATTGATAGAACTAAAGCTAATAAAAAATCTAAAAATAAAAAAGATAAAGAAGAATTTATTAAGTCTTTTGAAACATTATTAAATGAAATTAAAACTTTAGAAACTAATGATAAATGGAAAGCAATTGTATCTTATGTTACATCATTTTCACAAACAGTAACTAAAACTAATAATGTTTTAAATTCAATGTTATATGATAAAGATACAGATACATTTACTAAAGGTATTGATTCTGAAAAAATGTTACAAACTGTAGATGCATATTCAGAATATATTGCAGCGTATGATTTATTAGATAATATTAAAACTTTAATTAGTGATAGTAAAAACGACACAACTGTAAATTCAGATGTAAGATCTCAAATTGATGAAATTAGAAATATTTTAAAATCGTTACAAGAAGGACATGATGATATTGAAGCAACATTTACAAATGTTCGTAGAGCTTATGCCATTAAAGAATTTGCTAAACCTGAATATAACACAAGAGTAGTTTCTGAATGGAGAGATAAATTATTTAAAGAACATTCTAAACTTAAAATTCAAAATGAAACTCGTGAAGCATATTTTGGTAGAATGATTAATGGTAAGTATAAAGATGAATATCGACAAGCATTAGAAGATAGTGCTAAAAGTATTGTTAATGATCCTACATTTGATTTATCCGATTATAGTTTAAAAGGTGAAGATTTATTAAACACAAATAGTTCTCTTATCAATATTATGTCTAACATGATAGGTAAAATGAGAGATAATATTAAAACAGCTTTTGCAAGTAAACAATTTGAATTTAAATCTTTGTTTGATAAATATGCTAAAGAAAAAGGTCAGAATAGTCAATCTAAAATGTATGGTAATTTACTTGAATTAAGTAAATCTAAAGATGCATATTATTTAAAAGGTGAATATTCAATTGATTTTTTAGATGCTGTAAATAACGAATTATATCCTATTTTAAATAAAATTACAGAGTTAAAAGAAAAATTATACGATTCTTCATTATCAGATGCTAAAAATGCTAAAATATTAAAAAGTAATACTGAATATAAAGAATTATCTAAACAACGTAGGGAATGGTTTAATAAACACACAGTTAAAATATTTAATGAAAACAGACAAAGTATCACATTACCTCATCCTAAATATAAAAATAAAGAATTAACAGGTGTTGAAAAAGAAGTATTAGATTATTTTAAATCTGAAACTGATAAAAACACAGAAGTTTATGATAATAAATTATCGTTAGTATCTAATTTATATGGTGCTAAATTTTATAAGATTCCGTCTATAACTAAAAGTGATTTAGAAAGAACTCTTGAAGGTGATATTAAAGGTCAAATTGTAGATAAATATAAAGATTTAACTGAAATTAGAGTTGATGATATTGGATTTGATGAAGAAGTTAATAGTAAAAATGAAGAGTTAAGACGTGTTAGAATTCATTATAGAGGTAAAATAGCTTCTAAAGACCAAAGTTTAGATTTATTTACAGTATATCGTAAAGAAGCTTTAAACTCTATTAACTATGGTGAAAAGAAATCTAATGAAGTAAAACTTAAGCTTTTTATGGAAATTGCTCGTACAAAAATGTACAAAAAACGTTCTAAGAATACAGGTAAATGGTTACAAAATAAATATGCAGATAATGTACCAGGAACTTTATTAGAAGGTGAATTTAGTAATGAACTTAAAAAAATTAAAGGTTTATTAGAAACACATGTTTATGATGTATTATCATATAACGGTGGTAAAGTGTTAGGTACAAACGCAGACGTTAATAAAGTATCTTCTGTAATTAACGGTACTGCTGCAAGTATCGGTATGACTGCTAACTTAGGTTCAGGAGTAGTAAACGTTTTAAATGGTGCATTTCAAATGATGATTGATGCCACTGGTGGTAATTTGTTTAATAAAACAGATTATACTAAAGCTCATGCAAATTATTTCAATCCTAAAAATCAAATGGCTATTTTAGCTGATTTAGGAAATCCTGTTAAAACATCATTTCATAATCAAATGTTAGACATGTTTGATATTATGGGTGGATTTGATACTGCTACTCAAGATTTTATTAGAAATAATATGGCTAAAAATTTAATTTCAAGAAGATCGTTAAATGGATTGAATGAAATGGGTGAACATATGATGAACACTATCTTAACTGAATCTATTCTTCGTGGTCGTAAAGTAATGAATAAAAATCGTGAGTTTATTGATAAAGAAGGAAATGTAGTTTCTAAAGATAAAGCAGCTTCATTATATGATATGTTATCTTTAAACAAAGATGGTAAGCTTGAAATGAGTGATAAAGTTGTTTATACTGATAAAAACTTAGATTCTGAATATCATAAAGGTGGTAAACAACATATTAATTATCTTATTAAGAAGAAAGGTCACGATATATTTGGTGTTTATGATTCATTAATGAAGGCAGAAATATCTAAATATTGGTGGGGTAAAACTTTATTAATGTTTAAAAACTTCTTTTTAGGAGGTCTTAAATATAGATACAAAGGAATTTCAACATCTTTAAAATCTAAAGATGAGTTAACTGATGAAGATATTACTTATAATAATGCAGAACAAGAGTTTACAGAAGGTATTTATACTTCATTTGTACGTTTTATTACTCAAGCAGTTGTACCTAGCTTAAAAGGTCTACAATTAGCTCATATGAAAGAATATTACAGTGATTTAACTGACCATGAAAAAGCTAATCTTAAAAAGACTACTTTAGAAGTTAGTTTAACAATGGTAATGTTACCTGTATTAGGTGCTTTATTAGGAGCTGCTGCAGGTGATGATGATGACACTACTTATTTTTGGATTTATGCATTTAGAAGATTAGAATCTGAACTTTCTCAATATAGAGATCCTCGTGAATTAAATAGAATGATTCAAAATCCTGTCGCTGCAAATAGATTTATACAAAATACTTTAACTTTTGCAAGTGATTTAATAACACCTATAAATTTCTTTCCTGAAAATAATGAAAGTTATTTTGATTATTTAAGTGAAAATACTAAAGGTGAAAATATATTATTTAAACATGGTAGAAAAGTAATTCCAGGTTTAGCACAAACAGATAAAAGTTACAAACAATTACATAGTTTATTAGACAAATAAAAGGGTCAAAAAAAATCCCGTAGTAACCAATTAAGGTCGCTACGGGATTTTGTGTTTATAATAGTGAGAATATTATAAACTATCGTTATTAGCACGACTAAGATATTTTATACTATTTAATCTAAATGTTTAATTATGTTGTGTACAATTTGGATTTGAACACGTTTCAGGATGTTGTGTACAAAAAGTTTCTGTACCATCATCTCTTTCTAACATTTCTACTTTAATATGTGGATATGATTCATAATTTACTAATTTAAAACTACCAGGTTCAATTTCATTTATATATTTAATACCACTTTGAAATTGAACTTCAGTTAAAGTATCCATTTTTAATTCACATTTACTATATTTATCAACATCTCTACTCAATTGTTCTTTAACAGCATTTAAGCTATTATCGTACAAATGAACCTTTTTTAAATCACCTTGAATAGCTAATGCTTTATAACCTGTAATCTTCTCTAAAATCAAAGCTAAAGTAGCATATGAAGCTATATTAAAAGGTACATTGTGTTTATTATTAGACGCAACTCTAATAACCATGGATTTACCATGCACTATATTACTACAGTGTTCAGACTATATCATCTTGTATTTCTACATGACCAGCTTTTCCACAATCATAAGCTTATTGTGTACTCCTTTTCAGAATAGTCGTTAGGCATTTATTTATAATTATAATTTATAAATCTTTTATTATTACTTTTAATTCTAAAAAGAATTGTTGAAGCATTTATTTTTAAAATTCTACTAGCTTCAGACAAAGATTTATATTCAATATTTTCAATTATTACAACTTTTTCTTGATTTCCATTATATTTACCAAGACGTTGTTGTCTAATTTTTTCTTTAGTTTCGTCATTATGAGTTTTACCATAAAATGGATTTTTATCACCTGACATTTCTTTACATTTAATACAAGAATTTGAGTTACTGTTAATTCTTGTACCACATTTACAAAAAGTTTTACCTCCTTTCCAATTAGAATTTAATTCACCATATCTAGGTTTAGGTCTTGGTGAATTTTTTAATCTTTCAGCAGCTTCTTTTATTAATCTATCTTTTTCAGGATGATTATATATAAAATCACCGCCAGAAGATGTTTTAGAAATATTATAAGAATTATTAAAATCAATTAAATTTAATAATTCTTGTTCTCTTCGTAAATAATTAAAACTTGTTTCTATTATTATAAATTCAAAATTTTCAATTCCGTATTTATCATAACTTCTTTGTAAATAAATTGAATGATGATTTTGATTTCTTAAATCCCTAAAATGTTTTAATTTTCTTTTATGTAAATTTTTAGTTGAACCTAAATAAAATTTACCATTAATTTTGTTTCTGATTAAATAAATATAACCTATTTCCATTGTACTATTTTTTATAGTACAAAGATACAAAAATTAAATGGTAATTCCAAATAAATATCGAACTTTTTTATATCTAAAGTTGATTATTTTTTTATAATTATAAAGTTTAGCACGGGATTGTCCTCGTAGGATATTCCCCGTTTAACTGGTTTTTACTTGGGCAACCTTTCACCCAAGAAAAGTATCTACACTTCTTTGTTGCCAATGAAGTTCAAATCCGTATTGAGGTTTCTGACATTTACTACCACAATAAATAGCTTGTGATTCAGAACACTCACATTTAATTTTATCTAAAGGTCTTACAACTATTTGAAATCCATAATGACATGGTTGTAAAGCCATATCATCCAATTCTAATACATTCCAAGCGTTTACAATATGTTGAGTTCCTAATGGACTATTTTTAAGAGTATTAATTAATGTTTTAATCTGATCATATCTTGAAACATCATCATCATTTTTATCATAAATTTCTCTCC